ACCACCGCCGCCGCCTCCAGCAATGGTTCCAAGGTTATCAAAAGTGGCCGCGCTTGAAACTAGAACTGCTCGTCCGCCAGTCGTACCGTCGCCCCCAAAGGGGTTTACGTTATCGCCGCCTCGACCACCATCGCCGCCTCGACCAACAATGAAGCCATTGTTCACGACTGTGACGCCGCCGGGGAATGTTCCAGATACAGTCAAAGCAGCGGTTGAGTTGTTTTGCGTGTCTCCCGAGACAATAACACCGTTATCTATGATAAACTCTAGAGCAGAGGCTTCATCCCAACCAGCGCTAACTGCATACGAACGAAGGTCAAGATTGGTTTGGTTAGTAGTAAGCGTTACAGAAAAAGCACCTCCAACACCGCCAGCACCAGAGAGTCTGCGCCACAGCATCAGCTACCATCCCCCACAAGAGCGCCATAAAGCGTCGTGCCGACCTTCCAGAGCGCGATTACGGTATAGCCAGAGGTTGCTAGGGTTGGGGCTGAGCCGCCATTGTTGGTCCACGTCACAGAGGGCCAAGTCACTGTAAAGGCGCTGCCGTCGTCGATCATCAACGTGAGGCTTTCGCCGTCGGTCAGGCCGTCACTGTAAGTCGTGTTGCCAGACAACGTGTGCGTCTGGATTGTGCCGTTGGACGGGTCAAGCGTGGGGCTGGTGCCAGAAAGGGTATGGACGTTTTCATCGATTGCTGCCCCGAAGGACACATCCCCAGTGAACGTGCCACCCGACTTGGCGACGAAGTCTGTTCCGGAAACCGGAATGTCATTGGCTGCAGCAGTTAAAAATACAACGGCATTACCGCTTAAGTTGATAGTCGAACCTGCATTTGAACTCTCAAGCACAGTTCGAGTGAGGGTTGTCCCAGACGCCGTATAGGTTCCTGTTCCGAGTTCCCAGTTATTGCCGTCTTCAATGACATAACGCACACTGTCGCCATCCGCTACACCAGCAGCCGAAAAGGTTTGATAGCCGTCAACCGCCGACCCGAGGGTAATATTCCCAGTACCAGTCGTGGCGGTGGTCATTTTTGCGCGATTGACGAGTTTAACCATTTTTTAAATCCTTATACCGGGTCCGGGATACCAATAGTAACAGACGAAAGAGTAAACGAGTTCCCAGTAGTTACTTCTTGGGATGCAGTAAGCGATCCTGTAGCTAGAAGACGAGAGTTTGTTGTGTCTACAATAGCGTAGTGCGTTGCCGTACCATTGCCAGTAACTGAACCATCCGTAATGGATGCCACAACAACCTCACGCCCTCCGCCAGCACGGTCTTGCGGCGCTCCAATCGACAGTGAAGTACTGTTGCCCAGAGTGCTAGTGCTGGTAGCATCAGTAAAATCAACCGCTTCTTGGGAAGTAATGTGGATTTCGTTTGCTTCAGTGTCAAGAACAGACAAACCATTATCAAAGACACGGTTATTGAGAGTAGCCATAAGCAATCCTTTTTAAAATTGTAGGGGACCACCTTAAAGGCAGTCCCCCAAAGTTTATTAGCCGATCACGTCACGCTGGACTTCATCAGCACCTTTGTCCGAGCCAACACCGCCAACTTCCATCAGCATGGCATAGACACGAACTTTGCCCGAAGTGGACACAGTCGATGCAGCTTGGATCAGAACGTCGATGGTATCTTCCGAACCAACAGCAAGCGGAACACCAGTGTTGGCCAGAGTTGCATAGTCACCAGCCGTAGCCGAGTCGAACGCAAAACCATCCACAAAGCGGTCCGGGTCGTTGCCCGTGATACCAAGATCAAGGACGGTGCCAGTGCCACCCGAGGGCGTCTCCGTGCACTCAAGGCCAGCCCACATGACGACATGACCTTCCGGGACAGTGATTGCCTCCAGAACGTCCGACGCTGCGAGAGCCGAACCTTTCGCCGTTGCGGCCTCAGCCATGTCGATGACAGTCTCGACAAAGTAAGGCTTCCGACCGGGGTTACCTTTGCCTCCGGAGCGGACAAAATCAGAAACAGTAGCCATTATTTAGTCTCCTTAAGCAAGGTTATATTTAGCAGTCGTGATTGCCTCGGGACGAAGAATTTTCATTTACATTCAACAAGGGTCGTTAATCCTTGTCCGACTCCAGATACTTTAATGCCGCTTTGAGAATTGTGGGGCTATCTTTAAACAACCCCAGTCCGTGGTTACAAGAACTGCAAAGAAGCCCACGAACTTTTAGAGAGTCATGGCAGTGATCTACAAAAAGTCTTGATGTGCGTTTACTAGAGACCTTGCTTTTACAGATTGCACAACAACCTTTTTGAGAATCGAACATCCTCTCATATTCTTCCCAAGAAATGTTGTAGGTTTTTTGGATAAACCTTTTGTACTTTCTTAATTCATCGCACTCTTTGCACTTAGTCCTTACAGCAAGGTTATTAGTAGCCCTTTTATCTTTTTCGATTTTGAACTGACTGATGTCTTTTTTCTGGTTACAGGTAGTGCAAGTACGAGGTTGATTACGATAATCATCCTTAGGAAGTTTAAGCGACATTTTTTCTCCTTGTCTGCTGCAAGTTTCCCTGCAGATTAGACTATATCAAATACTGGTGTTTGTCCAGTATCCCCCCATTTCCACTCACTTGAGTGTACGGACTGGCGTCCTAGTCGTTACACGTTCCCTTTCGGGCTTCGCTCGGTATTGCCTTGGGGTGTCCAAACCTTTAGGGTTCTACCGAATTAGAGGGGTTTCGATAAGGGATCACTCCCTTAAAGCGCATCAGGCGAGGTTGTACTTTGCCGTGCAAATAGCCTCACTCCTGAGAATCTTACGCCCATAGAGGTGCATACCACGCACAATGTCAGCGAACGAGTCCGGGTCACGGTACGTCTCGGTCTTGTTGATTTGCTCTGCCGTTGCGACAGCCGAATCATGACCAGCAACAATCACACCATAGTCGGTGTTCTGGTTGGCAGTACCCGTGGTGGCAGGACCATTACCCACCGTCGGCAGATTGTTCGACACATAGACACGGAAACCGTTCCAGTTCTGCAGCATCAGACCATTACGGAGAGCACCCGAATCACCGAAGTCGGCGTTGAGGAAGCGCGAGTCTTCGTCCTGAAGAACTTCCATCAGCACCGGGTCAATGACAATCCAGCGGCCCGTCTTGTCAACATTCTGCTGATCGAGGAGACGACCCATACGGTTGATAAGCATGACCGGAGAGACATAAGCCTCCGGAAGCGACGTGGCACCCGGCAGACGAGCAGCAACCGGAATCGAGTGATTGCCAGCCGAAGCCGTCGTGATGTTGCCGAAGTTGCCTTTACGCAGCTTCATGCTGGAAAGCAGTTCGTCGTTACCTGCCGTATCAACAGCTTTCGTGCCGTTGACCTCATCGTTGACCGTGTCTGCATTTTCGTGCAGAGCCGACTGCTTGTAGCCCGACAGGTAGCCAAGAACTTCTTGGTCGTACTGGTCTGCAAGACGATAAGCAGCACGGTTGGTCGCAAGGTCCATGAAGTTGACGTGAGAATGGGCCTCCTCGATGTCGTCGATCTTACCTTTATTTTCAACAGGTTACGCTACCAACCTGTCCGTTCTCTTATGAACTGCTACATGTTTCCATGTAGAGAAGACTATATCATCACCCTTTTAGGGGCTGGGCGCTTCCACTCGCTTGAGTGTACTCCCTTGCGGGATAGTCGTTGAACCTTCCTCTTTTGAGGCTTGGCTGCTGATTGCCTTATACAATGTTTGAATCCAAAACTTAAATTCTTCTTCCGTCCTATCAGACTTCATCTGATTAACTGCCCAACACACGAGTTGAATATTGTCGATTGTATAACCTTTGTTGGAATCAATCCTATCTATAGAGCACTTTCTAGGATTTGCCTTTTTTCTGCTGTGACTCTCAAAATCCATTTTAAGCCCGGTAATTTCACAGCAGTAGTTACAATCTTGCAGTTTTTGTTTCAGTTGTTTTGAAGTCAAACCAAAATAAAAACCTTTTTTATTTGCTCTAGTCTTAGCGTTATAAAGAACTTGAGAAATAAAGTGATTTTCAGTTTTTCTGGTTTCTTTTTGGTTTTGATAGTACCTGTCTCGATTTTTTGCCCTGTACTTCCTTGTTACCTCAAGGTTGCAAGGCTTGCAAAGATAGGACAACCCGTCTTTGTTTGTCTTTGTTTTATTGAAGGCAGAAAAATCTTTTGTTTCTTTGCACTTTGAACACTTTTTCATGACTTCCTCCTAGCTTACTTCAATAGAGTACTAGAAGTGAAGTAGTGTGTCAACACTGTACTTAGGGTTTTCAGCAATTCACCCAGTTCTTTAGATGGGGTCTCCCCCAAATGCCTCTATCAGTTAAAGGCGAAGTAGTTCGACTTGTCGATGACCAGCGAGAAGTCCTCGTCGTCAAGGTCTTGCGGCTGAATTTGCGTACCACGGGTGTAGGCCGAGACACTGATCTCCGGCTCTTTGATGATACGCACAGTGTCGCCTTGCGAAGCAATCTCGCCAAAATAATCCGAGTTGGTCACATCACCAGCGACAGTTTGCTTACGGAAAGCAAGTTGGACTTTCTTCGAGTAAATAACACTCGAAAAATTCCCATTAGGCAGGTTACCATAACCCGCAGCAGATTCAAAAGCCATTATAAATCCTCCTATGATATTTGGCTTTGTTCAAAGCTAAACACCAATCAAGAGGCTGATCTTTCAAGGGTGAGCTTAAGACCTGTCTACATGGTGGCCAAACCATACTCAAGGTCTCAAGGGCCTCTACTTGCTCAGGTAGGTCTCAATTTTGTTTAGGCTTAGTGGGAAAACTAGGGGCAACTTGAAGGTAGCCACAGAGGTGGGGCTTCTAAGTTGTTGCCCCTAGTTATATTCAAGGGTTTTGTTTTGTCAACCCTTACCGTGCACCTCCGGAAAGATCATACACAAAATTTCCGGAACGCATTGCTTCGAGGATTTTGTCTTCGTTTTCCTCGTATTGCTTATCAGTCATCTTGGCAACATCAGATTCTCGAATCTTACGCGAACCTTCATTAGGATCAAGGTCCACCCTGTTGCCTCCTTTGACTGCAGACGCAGCTTCTTTAGCTTTCTCCCGCTTAGCGGTGTTCGTCAGACCCTTGTCTACTTTGTAGAGGTCAATGACTCGAACCACGGAGGCTGCATCATTTTCATTCTCATAAAGGGCATCTTGAACCCACTTAGGTTGTTCATTGGCCCAGTTGTGGAAATCATCAGAAGCTTTGAGGTCGTCAAAGTCCGAGTGTTTTTCCCGGATCTTAGCTTCTGCCCGTTGACGTGCAGTTTGCTCTTGCAGTTGATCGTATTCCTCAAACTTTTTCTCGAAACCTTTGACAAGGTCTTGAGCTTTCTTTTGAGCAATAGTCTCTACAATACCTGCAACGTCGGGGTACTTCTTGACCCACCGTTCGATATCCTCGTCAGACTTGGGAGGAACAATAGCTTGTTGGTTTGCTTGTTGCTCAAGCTTTTTGATTCGTTCCTCGTAGTCAGCCTTAGTCTTTTCCAGATGTTTACGAAGGTCTCCGTAACGCTTCTTGAAGGACTTCTCCTCTGCAGAGAGTTCCTCCTCTTCTTGTTTTTGAGGCTCTTCTGACGCGGTTTCTTCTTTTGGCTTTTCCTCAGGCTCTGCTGGTTGAGCAGCTTCGTTAGCCCGCTGGATCATTTCTTCAAGTTCTTTTTCGTCTTGTTCTGCTCGTTTAGCGTTACCGCTCTTACGTTCGTAAGCAACTTGTTGGTTCATTGTTTTACCTTTCTATAGGGGCCGCTGTTGCGGGTGGCCTTTATTTATACTACTACATCAACCAGTCACGTTCAAGCTTTTCTACCATTCGCTTGTAAGTTCTGTAAGCCTTATACCTATCGCCTTGGTTAATATACTCAACAGACTTGTCGATTCGGTTAGAAATCCAGTCCCAAGCATTATGATTTTCGGGGATAGCCTCTACAATTTTGGGAGCAATCTCGTAGTATTTTTGGACTTCTCCTTCTTTTTGCTTAAGGTAGGTAT